TTTGTTAATTCTACAGAACAATTATTATAGGTTGGTGAAATATTAAAAATCCAATTGTTAAATTTAAAATTATCCTCGTCATTAAATCCTAAAGACTTTACTGATATTTTTGTATTTGGGGTATGGTAAAAATTATCAGAATTTGTAGTTAATTCTACTTGATTCAATACTGAATTAATTTTAACTTTTATTAATTCATCTTTATTTTCTGAATTAGATGAATTTCCATAAGCAAAAGTGTTTATTGATACATTAGAACCATTTGAGATTGTTCCAATATTATTTCCATCTACACTAAAGCAATCATAAAATTGATTCACTGACTTTGATGTATATGAAACTATTCCGGAAGTTCCATCTGCATAATTAACAGTTAAATGTCCCTTTTCCGGAAACCCTAATGTAGAGTCTACGGTGATTGTATCTGATAGATCTGGATGATCATCAATTACTTTTGTTTTTGGATGAATTGAAAACTCGCCATATATTGATCCATCTACTATAATATCTCTAGAGTATCCTGCATCTACACTTAACTTATAGTATTTTTCTCCAAATTTTGTAATAAGTGTCTCTACATTTGTAATTGGAGCATAAGACTTTGTATAATTACCATATTCATACTCATCCTGATATAAAGTAGAATTCACTAAGTCTAATGGATTGCCCTCAATAGACTCTACAATAAAATCATAAGTTATGTTATATTGAGCATCTGATGGTTTAAATAGATAATCTTTTGGACGTATAATTTTTACGTTTTGCCCATAAAGACATTTAAATAATATATTGAAAGATTCGTCAGTTCCCTTTGAAGTATAAAAATCATTTGCTTGCTTAATAAAAAGTTTTTCATTTACTGGAGTATATAACTTTTTTTTCTCAAATCCAGGTAAAATCTGGTATTTGGTTTTCTTCAAAAATTCTTGTAAAAATAATACGCTTAAATTGATTATTTTTGATCCAGATTGGTGATTGTCTGATTCTGAAGTTTTAAATAATAATTGATCTAGTGTTCCCTCTGATTCATGAGAAACGACACCGCTAAACCCTCTTATGCAACCAACAAATGAACTTTCGGTTATTTCCTTATAAGTAATAATCTCGTCATCAATTTGCAATAATCCATATGATTTTGGAAATCCTTGAGTTCCTGTTGGATTTTTTTCCAAGTCAATTGTAATTATATCATCTAAAAATGATATATCATCTTTTAAAATTACCTGATCTATAGTTTCTGCAGAGTTATCTATTTTGATATATCTATCAATATTTTGGATTAAATCTACAGGGGATCCTTGATATTCATTAGAAATATAATATTGAGTCAAAAATTCAGAAAATAGAGGAAATTCCTCTTTGATATATTCTGGAAGTTGATTATTTACAATATTTGCAAATTTAATTCTGTTTTCTGACATGTGTTTAAGATCTTACTAGGTTGCCATTACCATAACTTGAGGATACAATATAATTTGATGCTGAAGGATCTGCTCCAGAAGAAATCTCATCAACTATCATTTCAAATAAACTACTACTAATATCTAGTTGCAAATATAAATCTTGCAATCCAATTACATCATTTGATTTTGGAATTGTCGATATTTGAATTGTTGGTTGCCCATTGATTACTTTTTCAGTAGATGTTATATTTAATGGATTTATATTGATAATTCCTTTTTTATAATTTATAGTTCCAACATTTCTTCTAACAATTGTAGGATTGGTTGAAGTTTTATTTTGCAAACTAAACAAAAATATAAATCCAGTTTCTCTATCAGTATTTGGTATATCTGATAGATAAAGATCTTCTTGTATTCCAGATATTCTAAATGCAGTTGATTTAATATTATATCCATTTAGATCTGAAATATGAAATTGATTTCCAAATCCAATAGAATATGTTGCGAAGGAATTTGTTATGATCCTTAAATCTCTACGAATAGTAATTTTTGTAATATTTGAAGTAATCGCAGAGTGACTGTCATCTATGATTTTTAAAAATTTACTATATTTAAATCTGGCCCCATATTTATTTAATTCTGTTGATCTTGCATATTTATTCACATTATAATTGATAGTGGATAATATTTGATCAGAACCTGAAGATAAATTTGGATTATAGTAAATTTTAGAATCTGTCTCCACGTAAAGATACTTTAAGTCTAAAATTTCAGGAACTATTCCTGCAACAGCATATTGTTTTAATTTTGTTTTTATATTTTCTTTAATTAGATTTGGTAGAAAATCTCCAGTTCTTGGTTTAATGCTAATGAAAACTTTTCCATATTGAGGAGGAATTAATTCTTCCCCACCAAAAACAGAAATTGATTCTGTCTCGGGATATATTGTATTTTTAACGAGAGATTCATAATCATTGGAAGTTACTGCTCTATTTTGAGATGCATATATTCTTCCAGAATATTTTTTAATTGATTCAATTTCTTCTATATTTTCTCCGCCAGATGATATTAATCCAGTTGATATTAAAGAAATTCCAGATGCAATATTTTCATTATTTGAAGAAACTAATGCACCTGAAAAAGAGAATTGTGAAATTCCATTCCCAGACTCACCATTAGTAACAATATAAGAAACTTCTATTTCATCGCCATTTTGTAAAGATTCTCCAAATACCCCATCGCCAAAAAATATTTCATATCTTTCATCTTCTATCTCTTGTATAAAGAATACTTTAGAATTACCATCTATGTCTAAAATATTTTTATGCATCATATAATTTGATTTGACGCCATCTCTATCTACAGAAACGGAAAGTAAATCCGTATCAATGCCAGAGTTGGGTAAAATAAATCTTTGATTTAAATTATTTGTACTATATGTAAAATTACTAGTGATTAACGAACCTTCATAGATCTTAATATCTTCAAAATAAGCAATTCCATTGAATATTGGTTTTGTAATGTTTTCTAAAATTGAAAACACATAAGATTGATTTGAAAAACTTTTTGAACTAGCAGATACTATTCCTTTTTTAAGAGTTACTGTAGAACTTTGTAGATTTGAATTTGAAAAATCTACAAAAAAACTTATAGTTGCCCTTGCAGATTTTTTGGATCTTGGAACATATCCTATATTTCTTGCTAGAGAAACGACATTTTCTCTTAACGTAGCACTATCTATAAAAACTTCATTTGCAACCATATTTGCATTGTATGAAGTGATATAGGTGTTGTATGCCAATACATCAAGGATTGTAGATAAATTAGAACCTTCAAAGTTATAATCAGTGAAATTTGAGTTTGACCTCAAATAATCTTTGAGTGTTGTCTTAATTTGATCGAAGTCTAAATTTGAGAAGTTTGTTAATGTCATTTATCTAGAAGGCAGTAATACAAATTCTAATTGTTGTGGTTGTACATCTGCACCAATAACTCTGTAGATTATTGTTACGTTAAAAGTATTATTGTCATAATCTGGAATAACATTAACCTCAATTAATTCTACTCTTGGCTCATAATTTTGAATGGAATTTTCTATTTCATTTTTAATTGTAATAGATGTAATATCATCAAAATTTTCAAATAATGAGTTTTTTACTTCAGATCCAAAAAAAGGATTAAAAAATTTTTCTCCAGGTTGTGTCAATACAATATTTCGGATAGAACGAGCAATAGCAGTTTCATTTTTAATTCCAATAAGGTCACCATTCAGTGGGTTAGACTGAAATGTCATACTTATATCCTTGAAACCGCTACTTACTCTTTCTAAAGGCATATTAAATTATAATTTAATATTATTTATTCGCTATTTTTTTATTTCGTAAAGTGGTTCTGTTCCATATTCCCAATCATCATAATCCGCATCATTACGAATTATTGAATGAAGTTCATTTTGAACTTCAAAATTATGTTTTTTTGGAGTTAAATCATCATTTGCGATTTCTCTAAGCATTTTTTGGTCCATTTTTGCTCCTGATTAATTAAAATCAGAACTTTTTACGGGGTTGCTATCCCGAATATTTGTAATTTCGTACATAAAATCGTCAGATGTTTCAATTTTCCTACGATTTTCTACTGAATATTCGGTCAAATCAATTTCATAACCTGGATTTTTGGTGATTCTATTCTTTGTCCATGCATCATCATACCATAATATCTTATTATTTGGATATGCATAGAAATTTCCATTATCCATCTTAAAAAAATGAGCACATTTATGCTCTGGGGT